GCTGGAGTTACATTAAATCAAATGCTAAAAATACCTGCGAATGCTGGCGGAACAGTTGGTAGAATAACAGCCCCACCAACAGGCAAAGTTGATTGGAATACATTTACTCCCGGAAAACGATCAGCCAGCGAGTTATTGAGACCATCAGGCGGATTAGAAAATTTACTAAATCAGCGCAACATAACTCTTGATGGTATTCACTCGACAACGTTAGACAGAATTGGAACAGTTTTAGCAGACGCTTTAGATAAAAAAATGTCGCCTGCAGAAGTTGTACCTTTAGTGGCACAATTAGTTAATGATCCACAAAGAGCACTGACTATTGCGCAAACTGAGATGAGTGTAGCATTAAATCTTGCGGCTCGCGATACATACCAAACCGCAGGGGTAGATATGGTCAGTTGGGTTCTCGGCGCAGAAGGTTGCGAAGATTGCCAACAAAACGCAGATGAAAGCCCAATATCAATAGATGAAGTATTTGGTAGTGGGGATACAGAACCACCAGCCCACCCAAATTGTTACTGTTCACTTGAATCAGCAACAAATAGTCAATAGGAGAATAAATGGCACTAGTCCAAACAAATAACACCGTAGGAACAGCAGCACAAATTGTGTTTACAGTTCCAACAGGTAATCGTCAAAACATCCCTGTCTATGTTGATAACTTGGATACTGCTGCCATTTGGATTGGCGATGCTGCGATTACAACATCAGGAGCAACGCAAGGTATCAAACTTGCCGCAGGTGCAAGCCGTCAGTTGTGGTGCAACTCAGGTGACTTGATTTATGCAATTTCAGCCGCAGGTACAGGCGCGGGTCTAGTAGTAATAACAGCATCGGTCTAAGGAGATAAACATGAATAAAGATTTCGCAACATCGTACGCCGCAATTATTAAAAGCGAACGCCAAGAAGATGGTTCGCTTATGGTTTACGGCAAAGCAACAGATGATGCCATTGACAGCGATAACCAAATCTGTGATGCAGGTTGGTTAAATAAGGCTATGCCCGATTGGTTTAGAACAGGTGGAAATATTCGTGAACAACATTCCAACATTGCAGCAGGAGTCGCAAAAGAACTTGATAGCAAAGCGGATGGTCATTACATTACTGCTCATGTCGTTGACGTTTCTTCTGTTAAGAAAGTGGAAGCAGGAGTTCTTAAAGGCTTCTCAATAGGTATTCGTGCGCCAAGAGTCGTGCGCGATGAAAAAGCAGTAAATGGTCGCATCATAGACGGACAAATCGTTGAAGTATCCCTCGTTGATCGCCCAGCCAACCCAAATGCCAAACTTATGTTGGCTAAGTCAGATGGAACGGATGTGATTCAAGTGGAAGAAATGATTGAACAAGAACTGCCAATAGCAGAAGTTGTTGAAATTGAAAATGCAGAAAAGCGCGCTTACGGCGAAAATGCCGAGGGCGAAACAGATGAAGGTAACGCTAACCCTGACACAGCGCAACATGAAGTTGATGAAGCAACAGGAAAAGAACCTATCGAAAAAGAAAGTCATGGTTGCGATTGTGCTGGATGCATGAAATGTGCCGCTGATGGTGGTTGCGATAGCAAAATGTGCAAAGGTTGCACAAAATCAAAAAGCGATACTGCTAGTATTAGCAAATGCCTAGAATGCGGTTGCGGCATGGTTGGACAAGATCACGGATTAACGCAAATCGTTGACCCAAGTTCAACTGGTCAAACACCCGTTATGGCTAATGTTAGTACCGCTGATTCATTAGATACATCAGGTTCGATTAAGTCTGAAGAGGCTGAAGAAGTTCCTGCTGTTGAAACACCAGCCGAAGAAATAAAGGCTGACGAAGAAATTTCTGCTGAGGAATCAGCAGAGAAAACCCTGCTTAGTGATGAGCAATTGAATGCCATCATTGAAAAAGCCGTGTCTGTGGCTACGGAATCTGTGAAAGTAGAGTTTGGGCTTGTTAAGTCTGCATTAGAGGCAGAAAAGAACAAGGCATCTCAACTGGAAACCGAACTAGTGACGGCGAAATCTCTTGCGATTGGAAATGCGCCAAAACGCTCAACAATCGTGGCAGGTAAAACCCAAACAAATGATTTGTTGGCGAAAGCAGCCGAGTTTAATCACAAGGCTTCTATCACAACAGATTCCGAACTCGCTAAGGGCTACAAGGAACTCGCTAACGACTTCTTAGTAAAAGCCCAAGCAAACTAACCGAAAGGAACACAAACATGGCACAGTTGCCTAAAGCAACAGACCTGTTTGCAGATGCTTCTGACGCAAAGTCATCAGCACTACGCATGGAAGAATATGTTGATGTTCTTGGCAAAGCATTGTCAAACCCATCAAACACTCCCGGAGTAGCACCAGTTGATGCAACTGCTCAAATGGAAGCACTCGTAGCAAACAAGTCTATGTCACCTGACGCTCTCGGTGCTTTGAACAGCGCACTTGCTGCTCAACGCCAAGCACAGGCTGATATCGTAAAAGATATCTCTCTTACAACACCTCTATCAACATCTTTCGCAGCCTTCGATCTAGAAGCACCTGCAAAGTTATTGACACCTCGTCCAACACCACTTCGTAACCGCTTGCCTCGCAAGAAGGGCGTAGGTACATCACACCGTATCAAGCGCATTACAGGTTACACAGGTACAGGTACAGGCGGACAAGGAACAGTTTGGCCAGGAATCACAGAATCTACAACGAACGCATTTGGTTCAATTAACTACCAACGCGGTCCAAAGATTGCTTATTCTGCTGATGATCTAGTCCTGCCTTACAACTCATACTCACTATCTGACAGCGTTTCATTTGATGCTAACTTTTCAGGACTTGGTTATCAAGACCTTCGCCAGTTGTCATCAACATCAACACTTTACGCAACAATGTTGATGGAAGAGCGCATGCTTCTAATGGGTCGCGGTACAGCAACAGGTTATGCTGGAGCACTAAGTGCGCCATCAGTAACTCTTGGAGTAGCAACCGCATCAGGTTCACAAGTTGCAATGGCTGCAACAACTTATTATGTCTATGTAACTGCTGATGCAGGTTCATTTGGCGAGTCAGTTGTTTCATCAGTTCAATCACAGGCTGTTTCATCTTCACAGGTCATGACAATCACAGTAGGTGCTGTTACAGGCGCACTTGGTTACAAGGTCTATGTCGGTACAACAACAGGTGCAACAAACGCTAAATATGTTGGTCGTTTCACTAGTTTGGTTGCAACACTTCAAGGTGCTGCTTCAACCACAACAACAGGAAACAATCTTGTCTATTCAACAACTGGCGCAGTTGCTCCATCTGCTGATTCATCTGCTTACGCAACAGGATATGATGGAATTCTTCCAACAGTTCTAGGTGCTAACACAGGTTACAACAACAACATCAACTCAACTTTTTCAACATCAAATCCCGGTGTTGAATACCAGAACGTATTTTATAACATCTACAACAACGTTAAGGGTGATCCTGATGAGATTCTTCTCAATGGTTCAGACCGCAAACAGTTGTCAGATGCTATTAAGAACGGATCAACTGCAAACTATCGTTTGAACCTAACTCAAACTGAATCAGGCGACTATGTCGGCGGTGCAGTTATGGGTGGAATTCATAACGAAATTACAGGAAAGTTAGTTCCAATTACTGTTCATCCTTGGCTACCACAAGGTGTATCCCCAGTACTTTCTTACACACTTCCAATTCCTGATACTGAGGTATCAGATGTTTGGTCTGTGTTCAACGTACAGGATTACATGGGTATTCAATGGCCAGTTACACAATTCTCGTACGACTTCTCAACATACTTCCGTGGAACATTTATGTGTTACGCGCCAGCATGGAATGGAGCAGTTTCAGGAATTGCGTCTGCTTAATAAAAGCAATTCGGAGCAGGGCGCATCTTCGGGTGCGCCTTGTTTCATAATAGAGAAGGCGATTAGATGACAAAGATGATTCCACCGCAAGGATTGCGTTCGGTAGCCGTTAAAACAGAACGCGGTACAAAAGTTTATAATGCAGGCAAAGATGGCTTAATAAACGTTGACAACCCAAAGCACGCAGCACAAATGAAACACGAAGGTTTAGGTGTTGCTAACGCAATGGGTTCAGTTGCTAAACCATCATCATTAGGTTTTAATTGTAAAAATTGTGGTTTCGGTTCTTGGTTCAAAATATGCTCTAGATGCGGAGAAGATAATGGCTAACGCCTATTCAGGTACAACTCATCAATTTTCAACACCATATTTGACTTTATCCGAATACAAAAATGCGCCGACCGCTATTGATTTTGATAATCTCGTTTGGAATTCACAAGACCCCGATGTTCAAGATGCGGAACTTAACAATGTTATTGCTAGAGCAAGTTCATGGATTGATACTTACTGCAACCAAGTCCTCGCAGCAACCACGGAAACAGAACTTCAACGTTCGCGCATCCGTGATGACGGAACTATTCGTTTTCATCCGCGATACAACCCAATTATTGCATTAACAGCATTACAATATGGTTCAGTAAATAATCAAATGACTACTGTTCAAGATTGCTCTTTAGCGTGGATTGAAGACTCTCAAATCGTATTTCCTTACGCTATGCTTTCAACAACTTATTCTAATCAAGGTCCGCTTCAATTTGGTTTTCCTAGTTCTCCTCGTCAAGAAGTTTTTCTTAATTACACTTATGTCAATGGTTATGCAAATACAACTATTGCTACCGCTACCGCTTCTGCTACTAGCCTGACAGTTACAAACGCAACAGGAATTACCGCAGGATTGACCTTAAAAGTTTACGACGGAATGAGTTCCGAGTTTGTAACAGTAGACTCTGCTTATACTTTTGGCTCAACAACAATTCCACTAATTACAGCACTTTCTTATTCTCACGCTACTGGCATATCCATATCAGCACTTCCGCCAGCAATTAAAGAAGCAGCAATATTAGTAACGACATCTATGCTTAAAGTGCGTGGAGATAATTCAATGGTTATGGCAGTTGCTTCTCGCGCTTCACAGGCTGTTGAAGGTTCTCAAAAATTAGGAACAGAACTTAAAATTGCTATGGATTTGCTTGCCCCTTATCGCAGGATTAGATAATGGCTTTAACAGGTCGCGCAGCAGTTCGCTCAACTTTATTAAACTTTATTGGTCAACCAAATGTAGATGGTTTGAATCAAGTTTTTAAAGCCTTTCCTAAACGCATTGATTTTCAAATAAATGCTTTACCCTCTCAACTGACTCGCTCTGTTGCGGTAATACACATAGAGTCCGAAAGAGAAAATCGTTTGGCTATTGGTGGTGCTACAAATGGTTGGAAACGCATTGATTACACAGTAGCAATTCAAGTTTTCGCTCATTCAATGCAACGTAATTCAGAAGACTCTATGACGGACTTTG